ACTTGTACGCCTGCTCACTTCATACTCACCAATAGGAATACAGCTTATGTTTTTCCTGTTCTCTCTCCAAGGAAGCTCCAGCGTGTAGCAGAATATCTCTCCATCCATCATCAAACTGCCAATCGTCTGCTCATCGAAGAAGTCCCATCGGTTAAGGCTTACAATCATGTTGTTTGGGTAACGCCCCTGCATTAGAGTTATTTACAGCCACAAAAATACTAAATCAATGATTTCTACACCTCCCCCTTGACTTTCTCATAAATAACCCCTACCTTTGCCCAAGTAATCTGAATGCACTAAGCATTACCTCCACATATCGAGTGTCTATCGTGTTGCAAGGGGTCTACATTCCCCCTCCGCAAGATTATCATTCAAAAGTATTGCTCGCATTGGGTGCAAAGTGAGGATTTGGAGGGCTTATATTCTTTTTTTTGCGGTAAATTCTCTTTGTTTATGGGGAATCTGTAAGCTTTCAAACTCCCTGGGGCTTTGTACAGACTCTTTTTAAGCCAAAATCTTGCTTTTGGTTTTTCTACAACATATGAAGGAGTGAGAAATGTGAAGGGGTGGGATTATATATTTAGCCGCCGCCCAAAAATCGATGTAGGAATTGTATTACAAAACCCATGCCCTTGCTTTTGTAGGAATTTTCTTACAAACTTTTAGCGTTTTGATTTGTAGGAAAAGTATTACAAGCCTGAGATCGTAGGAATATTCCTACAATTTTCACATCGAAAGCTTTTGTAGGAATTGTCTGACAATTTTATTTGTGTAGGAAAAATACTACAAATTTCTGGGTGTAGGAATTTTCTTACATTTTTTTGTCGTTGGTGGTTTGTAGGAAAAGTACTACAACAATCCCACCCAAGTATTTTGTAAGAGATGTCCTACAAATTATTTTTTGTCAGATTTTCCCTTCATGGATAAACTTTAACATAAAAAACCAGATTTTAACATTTCAAATGTTGCGTATGTCATCGCTGTGACATGACTCCATAGGATGCGATTTGCTGCGCTTTTGGCTTTCTATGGTGGTGGGGTATTCAAAAAAAAAGATATGCCGCCAGAACGGAAGTCGCTGAGAATCAAGTAGTTACGATTGTGGGAATATTCTTACAAACTTGCATATGTCAAAAATTTGATTTTATTAACATCCATTATATATATAAGGCTAAATGCTTGATTTTCAGGCAGTTAGGCGTAAGTGCTTGAAACCCAGGCTTTTACAAACTTAACAATTTGGTAACATTGGCTTAACGTTCAGTTAACATTCGTGTCGGATGTTTGTACTGTTGAAAATGATGAACGTATAAGAGTAACGGAACAACACATATAAGCAAGGCACATATCCCTTAAGAAGGTGAGTGCTGAATCGGTCAACGAATGCGCTGAAGGTAATAGTATGCGCATGGTTCATGGGAAGACATAACATTCCTATGTGTTGGCTGCGGGGTGCGGGGAAGACGATATATACCCGTGTCGATGTCTGCTATCGGCGTTAGTGTAAGCAGCGTATACCATCCACCATAGGATGGGTGCGAATCAACCCGAGTAATGGGACTGCGATAGGAACGTGCGTTCTGATTCGTCCCATCGGTCAAAAATCGAAACCCAAAGATGGGGGAAAAGTACGTCTGATTGATAGCCATAGCTTGTCGGACGAAAATACCCACTGCGGGAATCTTTCAAAGAGATTCAATTCAATGCGTGAATTTCCAAGCGGTCAGAATCCTTCACTGCGCCATAGAGCGGACAAAATTCAGTAAGGGAAATCACGTTAGCGAATAGGTAGGGCAATACATCTATAAAAAGGCAAATCCAAGGGGGTGCGAATCCGTACCCCCTTTTTTATTATGAGGTGCTATGGTGCGCCATTACGAGGGTTCGAATCCCTTCATAATAACGAACCTTTAACCCGAAGTCTAACGCCTAAAAAGAAAAATCATGGCATCAATTCGGTTCTATCAAATCGGCAAATCACAAGGTGAGATTGTCGATACATTCAATGTGCAGTACGCTATCGGTGACGGCACAACACTATCCGAGTTCGACTCCGAAAAGTTCGCAGCGATGACAGCCAACAAGCTGTTGAGATTGCGTACTTGGTGCGAGCGGCTCGAAAAAGTAGGGAAGCGCATGAGTTTCTCGCCTTCCAAGGCTCTCTACTTTGAGTACAATAATGGCGAACAAGTGGTCAAGTGTAACGACTTCCTCGCTCGTCAGATTGGATTCTTCATCAAGGCGAAGTCGGGCAAGAAATTGCCCACCAAAACAGAGATGAAAGAAATCATCCTCTGTGCGCTTGGCGTGATGGCTGAGTTCGCAACGCTCGATACTGACGAGTAAAAAAAAAACCAGTGATCCTCGCCCCATGCAAATTGTGTGGGGCTTTTTATTGGGAATGTGCAAAACACCGCCACATCAACACAGATGCAAAGTTCCGCACCCACTACTATGTCCGTTCGGTTTGACGAAATACGAACAACGGTTTTGGGTTAACGAAAGACGGACGCATTTGTGGGCAACACACAACACAACAAAAAAGCACATCCCAATTTTGGTAGCGCATATCTAAAATCGGTACGCTCTTGAAAGGATGTCTATTGACATCTTGAGAGTACGCCACAATAATGTAGCGTTGCCAATGGTCGTGTGTATGGTTACGATGACAGAATAACCGAATCGGTTCGCTCTAAGGAGTGCAAAAGGGGCATACGCCAATCAGCGGTGTCCTTGTCATTTGGGGGTTCGATTCCCCCGACACGAACTAATCAAAACCGAATAAACATGAATCAAGTATCATTCGATGATAGCGAATTCAAAAAGGGATTCGCATCAAAGCTGAAAGATGTAAAGTGGATCAGCGATGACGATTTCATAGATGACTATGCCCAGAGGGTTGAAGGATGGATAAATCTTCCGTGGCATGGCAAACGCAAGGTAGTTGTAGGTAGGCATCTGCAAGGCAATGGACGAACCACCAATCCATTCACCTATGTGTACTATGTCGAAATTGATGGTGTCCATGCGTATAGATGGGGAGTAGATGAGAAAGAGATGGATGCATCTATCGATTGGTTTCAAAGCATCTGCTCGGATGCTCGACTTGAACAGAGGCGAAAGGAAGATAGTGCAATAGAATTATGGGAAAAAGAATTCTAAAATCCAGGAAATATGATTCGTGAAAAAAGAATGAAAAAGAAATGGGTTGAATTCCTTCTGCCCGAATCGAGGACAAAGCATCCCAACATGATATTGCGTATTGATGTGTCATTTCTTGATGATTGCGATGACATGAAAGCAGATGCGTTGAAGGATTTGGAATGGGAGGTAGATCGTTTCTTCAGAATGAAACTGCCAGATTTTTATGAAGAATGCGAACTGCACGAAGGTTTCTCCATGCGCCTGAATCCGACAAACGAGTATCGTGTTGGATGGGAACTCGTTGTCTGTGGTGACAATGGGTGCGGATGGTTTTACGAACCGCCAAAGCTTGACAGACATTCAATTAGTGTGTAACCAAAATCCAAGAACATGGATCCGAATAAATACCCGAACCTAAAAGAAGAGGTTCAAGATTTCGTTGAGATATACGAAACGCAAGGCGAACACAAATGTTTGCAAATATTCGCCAAGACCATCACCGAGGATGTACTGCCTTATGCTGATGGAGAGGAGGGCGAGGCATTAGAGTATTTGAGTACGCTTCTCACTTGCGTACAGTTGAAATTGGAGTTGAAGCAAATGGAAGATAGGAGCGACTACAATGCGCCTCGTATCGAGGAAATTGAGAATCAGCTAAACAAATAAAAACCAGAGCATGGTAAATTCACAGCTAACATCGAACACGGGTACGGGTTTCACAATGCGATTCGAAAACGGAATGACGATTTCCGTTCAGTTCTCTTCGATGCATTATTGCACGAATAGACGCAATAAGAATGGTGTGTCAATAAAGAGGCAGTACGATTTCGCAGATGGAGTTCACTCTCCCGATGCTGAAGTAATGATTTGGCAAGAGAAGGATGGGGAAACAATCGACAGCACAAATCAATTTGGATGGGTGAGCGCAGATGTAGTGGGCAGACTGATACCAATCGTGCAAGATTCAAAGAGTGTGCAAGATTTCTTGGACAATGAAAGAGCATTACAATTAATCAATCCATAAAAACCAGAGCATGGCAAAAGTAAATACAGAAATCACCATCGATATGGCTCCCATCTTGAAAGAGATGTGGAAGGAAATCAAAGACAACGGTTTGTCCCATTGTCATTCGTTCGAAGAACTGCACGATCACATGGATGCGAATGCTATAGGCGAACGAGCGATGTACGAACTGGAAGTTGACATCCTCAACCAATGTCAAGAGGCATTGAGCGAATGGATGTACGCTTGGAACAATGTATTTGAAATTCCCCACCCTATATACCCAAACAAATGAAACAGATAACGCTTCGTAAGATGTCAGAACTTTTAGAGAAGAAAGGCATCAAGGTTTGTGGAACGGCAGAAGAGTTCTATGGAGATTCCGACCGATGGGAGGATGACAACATGGAAAATGACAGCGGATTGTGGATAGCTGCCGATGAATGTTACGACTTCCCATTCTTCGACTACTATGGACGTGGAGTTGATGATTCTTTGGAGAAGTTAGCTGATGACAACGGATACTATTGGGAATGGAACGACCCTGGAACTATAATGATTTGGAAACACTGAACACATGGGAAAACTATTAGCAGTAGGCACAACGAATGCAAAGACTGCGAAGAATAGTAGGGCGAGTGCCATCATGTACCTTGCCCCACATATTCAGAACAGCAAAGGCATAAACATCTGCCCGAAGGCATCGGAAGGGTGTGCGTTGGCTTGTCTATACAAGGCTGGGCGTGGTGCGTTCAACAGCGTACAGACAGCACGGATAAAAAAGACAGAACGATTCCTTTCAGACAAGCAAAAGTTTGCTGAGGATTTGTATGCAGAACTCATCAAGCTCAACCGCAAGGCAGAGAAGAAAGGTGAACAGATAGCCGTACGACTCAACGGAACATCCGATCTTGATTTCATTGGCATCATCAACAGAAGACTCGGTGTCGATGTGTTGGATGAGTTCCCACACCTTGTGTTCTACGATTACACAAAGATTGTGGGCAAGGTGCGCAAGTATATCGATAGGTCTGATAGGTACAGAATCACCTTCAGCAGAGCAGAGGACAACCATGACGATGCCATGTCTGCACTCAAGATTGGTGCGCCAGTTAGCGTGGTGTTTGGTGTTCAGAAGAAGGGCAATCTTCCGAAGATGTGGAACGGATACAAGGTGTTGGATGGTGATACATCGGATGACCTTATGATAGACAACAAGGGTGCGTATGTGATTGGACTGCGATTCAAAGGCAGTAAGACATCTATGCAACAAGGTATTGACAACGGATTTGTAATAGAAGTGTAAACCAAAAACAACAACAAATGAGTGAGATTAAACATACGCCCCAAATGTTGGATGCATTGAAGGGTGCTGATCAGTTCAAGGATGACTTGGTCGGCAGAAAGATTATCCAAATCCGAAGGATGACAAAAGACGAGATGGATAATTTCGGTTGGTACAGCAACCCAGTTATAATCCGCCTAGACAACGGAGCATCCCTCATTCCGATGAGAGATGACGAGGGTAACGATGGGGGAGCAATGGAATTGATAGATTGGGAGGGTGACTCAAAGATACTCTTCACACGATAGTTTAACCGCCAAAAACAAACAACAATGGCAAAATTTGAATGGACAGACAAGTCTGTCAAGGGCTTCGCCCATGTGTATGCGAGTTCGAAATACTCAACTCATGTCAACTTTCCGTATGACATCAGCAACTACAAAGGGAAGCTGATAGACGAGAAGTTGGAGCAGTTCAAGTTGGATTTCTCAAGGTCTGAAGAGAGGCTTCGTGAGGAGAACGAGAGTCTGCACATCAAGGTGCAACGACTAGAAACTCTTCTCAAGTCAGCGATGTCAGACCGAGGATATGTAATAAGAAAAAACAAATGAGTATGGTGCAAAGAGTAAATGGCTACACCTTCAAGTACGATGAGGACAACAATATGTACGAATGTCGTGGTGAGGTGTATTACGATGACGAACACGACCCAATGCCGGAGCCTGGGCTTTGGAGAGCTGCGGGTCTGCTATGTCAAAAGCTAGGGAATGGCGAATGCCATCCTCATCCAAAGGGAACAATAGCAGAGCCTGAATACTCCGAGAAGGGGTGGGTAGAAGTAGTAATCTTAAAACAACAAACAAATGAATGAAGGAATCTTTCTAAAGAAGAGAAACATCACCGTTCAACCATGCAGTTGGTCGGGCAACACGCAGTTCAGATCTGATGAGTCAGAGGATGGCTATGAGATGTATGTGCGTGAGGGTGATGAGATGTGGAACAAGTCAAAAGGACGCTACGAAATCCACCTTGGTTGTGAGGGTGGCATCTACAGAGATGAGTACGACTTCATATCCATGATTGAGCATAACCTCAGAAATGGAGACTACGATGACTCAACCATTGAGTTTGACGAAGAGGTGTGGGAGCTTATCGATTGGGATGACCTTGATGCTGACTACACACTGCCTCACAGAGAATCGGGATTATACGTTCGCTAAAAACGAAGACTAATGGGATACTACACACAACATACCTTGCAAGTTCGCAAGATGAAGGACGGCAAACCCGTGGGCAATGAGATGGACTCCGAACGCCACGAAAGGGCTATAGAATCGTATTCGGAATACCCACAAGGCTACCTATGGGGTGATGTCCAGAAGTGGTACGATTGCGACCGTGATATGAAACACTACTCCGCAAAGCACCCCGACACCTTATTCATTGTCACGGGACATGGTGAGGAGGAGGGTGACATCTGGAAAGCATACTACCACAATGGTAAGATGCAATATGAGAGGGCTAAGATTAGCTTCTCTAGGTTCAACTCAAGTAAACTAACATAGAATGAAGCCTACAAAACCGAAGTACATATATCGAGCGATGCAATACGAGGATTGGATAGACAAGTACAAGCCTCTAGAGGATGAGTGGTGCAGACCCAAGGACATGGATCCGAACTGCCAAGACACCATCTCGTTCGATGAATTCAAGAAGCTTGTCAAAGAGTGTAAGGTGTGGACACTCGTAAGCGTGGACAATGGTAATGATACTGTTGTCCTCAGCGGATACCGAAGGGTGAACAGACTCGAACACTACATATGTGAAATTGCATACAAACCTAACGAAGACATAGAAGTACAATGAAGATACTTGTAGCTTGTGAGGAAAGCCAAGCAGTAACGAAACAACTACGAGCAAAGGGTCACGAGGCATTCTCTTGTGACCTACTGCCTTGTAGTGGAGGGCATCCCGAATGGCACTTCCAAAAGAGTGTGTGGGATGTCATTGACATGGGGTGGGACATGATGATTGCCCATCCCCCATGCACATACCTTGCGGTGAGTGGAGCGAGGTGGTTGTACAACAAGGATGGCTCAAAGAATGAGGAGCGATGGAAAAACCAGGCGGAAGCCTTGGATTTCGTCCGTAAGCTGATGGATGCTCCGATAGATAAGATAGCCATCGAGAACCCTATAAGTGTAATAAGTACACATATACGGAAGCCCGATCAGATAGTACATCCATATATGTTTGGTGACAAGGCGAGTAAGTCAACTTGCTTATGGCTCAAGAACCTACCTCTGCTAACCCCTACAGACATCGTGGAGAAGGGCGAGTACAAGGAGTGGGTATGCTCAAAGACCGGAAGGAAGAAGCGACAAGCCACTTGGTACTACGAGGCTCTGCTCAAGGCTAAGACACCAGAGGAGCGCAGAACATTACGCAGTAAGACATTCGAAGGTATAGCCAAGGCAATGGCTGATCAGTGGACATAAAACAACAAACATGGGATATAGCAAACGAGAGTTCGGTAAGCTGATGGAGCAGATGAATCCTTTGATACAGCATCTCGAAGATGAGATTCATTGGGCAGAACAAGAGTATCTGCACGGCATCCAATCCGAAGTAAAGAGAGTGCAAATAAAAAAGAAACAACTTAAAACAAAGAACAATGGGACAATTTAGTTGGATTACACAAGACACAGACGAGGCTATCAGAGAGTGTTTCGGATGCGATTTCGAAGAACAAACAACCGCATATCTACACGATGACAAAGGCAATGTGTGGGAGGAGAAAAGATATGAAGGGTATGGTGAGTTTGGAGGCAAAGACTTCTACCAGTTACTCGCTGAGATGAATGAATGCGAAGGGTTGACAGGAGATACATACCACGACAGAGATATAGGCATTGACCTTGCTTTCAGTGGTGAAAAGTTCATATCACCCAACCTAACAAGATGTAGACAATGGGAGTGGATAGACGAAGCCCCTGAAAGCGACCCTAATCAAGGATGGGGAGAATACTAAATCAAAGCAACAATGAGTGAGAAGAAAAAAGAAATCATCGAATTGCTAATTGACAATTTCGATAGAATGAATATGGAAACGCCATCAAACTTTGACGAGATAGCCGATTTCGTTTATGAGTATATAAAGGCTGACGGCTCGGAATTCAAAGAGTTCTTTCACATCGAAGACTTGGTGGTATTTGGATTCAGAAAATGGATGGAATCTAAATCAAAGCAACAATGAGTAAAGAGAGAGAAGATATGGAGGTGAATGGAATTGATTTCCTCCGAAGACTTGTGCGTGCCTATGGATGGAGAGCTGAGTGGTTAAACGACAACAAATCACCCAAGCAATTATGTGATGAGTTCCTCCTCTATATCGAAGGAAAGACAGACCTTGATGGAAATAAGTATGAAGACTAAAACAAAGCAACAATGAGCAACTGGAAAGAACAGAGAAGGCGAATGGTGTTGACAAAGGAAGGCTATGGACATTGGAGAATATCCATCTTGTCCGCATCACCTGTCAATCAGAAGGTGATTAAATCTTGCCTCACGACAAACGCAATGGCTATCGATGACTTCATGTCTGAAGACACAGAATACGATGGGAGATACCTCCGTATCAAGTCGGGTACGGAAGAGTTGTGGGCAGAGGTGCAACGCAAGTATCAGTTAGATAGGAAACTCAGTAAACTAAACACCAAAGAGAGATGAGTGAAATTGAAGAAGTATTTGAAAGAAACTATGACAACCCACTTAAAAAAGATGGGACACCAAAGCCAAACAAGAAACTTGGAGACTTTGAGATAGTTAAAACTCTTTACCAAGGTATGTACGAATCAAAGAAAATAGGTATTAAAGACGGCAAGAAGTACCTAATAGAAGAGATTGAAGTATGTGGTTGGAATGGAGGTAGTAGGTTTGAAGTGTACTGTATTGATTAAACACAAATAAGCAATGAACTACGATGAATGGAAGTTGGCTTCACCGCCAGAATCAACAGAGGTGACAGATTGCTGCCGTAGCAGTGAATACTACGAGGAGTATAGTGAGGAAGAAGACTGCGATGTAACCATATGCGAGGAGTGTGGAGAGCCTTGTCGGGTGGTTGAATGGTATGACTGATAATATTACATTTGCACCGCCAAAAACAAAGCTATGACCCTCATCAAAAAGAACATCGAAGCAATCATAGTGCTGTCCACTATCAGCATTGTGTGTGCAGTTTGTTTGGCTCTCGGTTTGCATAGTTGAGAATTTCTTTGTAGTGTTGCAAAGTAATGCGAGAGCATTACGAAACTTCTACTCCCTAACAAAGTTGGATGGTGGTTGGATCAGGCAACTGCTCCCTTGCTGAAAGGGGGCTGTCAACTCATCGATAGAAAGATGAGATCGGACTGGCAACTTGGTTCGTTAGTGCATCGACAACTCACCGACAACTCGGAGTTTGGATGTCACCTTGTTTAGCTTTTAGTAGGTTTTGGCTAAACTTGGTGGCTCCTCTCCAATCTACACTCCAATCTGGAGTTTGGTTTAATCTAAAAACAACAAACAATGAATGAGAAATTTGAAATGATACAGCATTTTGCTTGTCAAATCATCAAGGCATCTTTGGACAGAAACCTGGTGAATGCACACCACTACCATGCAAAGATGGATAGGGTACTGAATGAATTGTATAGTAAAATAGAGAGCGATGAGAAAAGCTAAAACAATCATCCATGTGAATCAGCACATCATTAAGTCTAATAGCAAGAATGATGAGCGACATCCGGTACTCACTTGTAAGCATAGAAAAGAGAACAACTATGCCCATGAAGCTATCATCTTAGATAAAGATGGTAATGAATGTGCGAGGGTGATATACAGACCTGACAACCCACTAAGTTGTGGTGCAAAAGTTTGGATAGAAACCTACAATGAAGTAAATTTGATAAAAGACAAATATGCAACAGTCGAAAGTGAATGCCTTGAAAACAATTGTCAACGATGAATTCTGCGTGAATGTTGATGACAAGAGTAGGTGCAGGGATATAGTTAGTGCAAAGAAAGCTTTCTCGCTTGTGTTGAGAGATTACAAACAGCCTTTTTCTAGGATTGGTAGGTTTCTTGACAAGAACCACTCCACCATCGTCCATTACATGGACAACATTGAACATGAGCTAAAAACTAATGTTGAGTTCAGAGAGCGTGTGAAGAGGGTGGGGGATAGATTCAAGTCTGTCATGGCATACGATGACAATATCCTTGTAAAGCCAGTGCATGAAGAGGAAATTGAAAAGTACATGGAGTATGCTGATCAGAATAAAGCTCTCAAACAAACGATTCGCAAGTTAAAGAAGAGAGAGGAAGAGCTTCTCGACAGCTTAGATAAAGCTGTTAGAAAGGATAGTAGGATAAAAGATTTGTGTGATATGCTTGAGCAGAGAGTTCCTCAAGGGAAAGAGGATGAGGCATACAAGTATATATACAGAATGATGAATGGGTTCGGCAGAAAAAACTATAACTGTAGCTGAGTCATGATTATAATAGATTTAGTAAAAGCACTTTTCATATGTGTATTTGGGTGGGTATTCATTGTAGCCTGGTGCTTCATTGAAGCCCTACTAATACCCGTAAAGCTAATCGCCAACATATTAAAATCTTAGATGTGAAAAATGGATGTGAATGGCTTCTGCGCGGATGCGACTGCTCTCCTACTGAAGCTTGGAAGTGCTACGAAGAAAACAAAAGAAAAATTGCACAACACCAACCGATGAACTATATTGGCAAACGCAAAAAAGATAACAATCAAAACAACAGATAAATGGGAACACACAAGTTCAAAACAACAAACATCAAAGGGAAGCAGTACGTTGAGGTCAACCAGCGTCTATTGTATTTCCGTAACGAGAGCAAGTATGATGGGTGGTCTATTACAACAGACTTCCTTGCGCTTGACTCCGAGTCATGCGTGGCACAGACAACCATCAGCGACAACGAGGGTAGGGTAATCGCCCAAGGTACAGCTCAAGAGGACAAGAGCAGTAGCTACATCAACAAGACAAGCTACATCGAGAACTGCGAGACATCTGCTGTGGGCAGAGCCTTGGCTATGCTGGGCATTGGCATCGAGACATCCATCGCCTCCTCGAATGAGGTGAGCATGGCTATCGCAAAGCAAGAGGGTACACAAAATAAGGTTGCTTCTAAGAAAGCAGAGAAGAAGTCAACAGACATCACTGTCCTGTTCAGCCGTGCAGAAGACTTCCTAAAGAAGAATCCAACACAAGACAACCTCGCCAAGGTGCTGAAGAAGTACGATGGTGAGTTTAGTTTGCAACAAGCAGCTATGCTTGGTGACATCGTAAATAAGAAGTAAGATGGCAAAGTTTGTAAGAGTAGAGAACTGGCACATCAACCTCGATAACGTGAAGTCGTTCAGACCAAACGGAGAGGACAAAATCACATTCGTCTTCAAGGATGGAAGCGTTGAGGTGTATGAGGTGACAGACACACAGAAGAACTTGCTAATGAACCTATCACAATGACAGACGTAGAAAGATTTAAGGATGACAGTCAGTACTACGCTGACACCAAGTACCTGTCCAACTCCAATATCGGGAGGATGATGGAGGACGTACACACCTTTAAGAAGTATATGGATGGTGAGTATGAATACCCCGCCAACCCTAACTTCGTTGTTGGGAGACTGGTACACACCGCTGTGCTTGAGCCTGAGAAGTATACAGACTTCAAAGTGGTGGCTGTAAAGGACAGACGATCTAAGGGATACAAGGATGCTGTCGAAGAGCATGGATACGACTGGGTGGTGACAGAACCCGAACACCTCATGGCTCAAGAAATCAAGCAGAACATCGAGAACAACGACAAGCTATCAGAAATGCTTGTGTTTGCTCAGACAGAAGTTCCTTTCACCAAGTCCATCAATGGTGTTGACTGCAAGGGTAAGGTGGATGCCGTGACGGAGATTGACGGAAAGAAAGTAATCATCGACCTCAAGACTACGGGTAAGCCTGTGTCTCAGTTCGCCCGATCCGCCCGGTCTTTTGACTACGACAGACAAGCAGCAATGTATCTCGAACTAACGGGAGCAGATGAGTTTGTATTCTTAGTTGCTAACAAGGAGACCAGGAGCTTAGGTATATTCACTTGTTCAGACAGCTTCATAAGTAACGGCTCACACAAGCTAAACTTTGCAATTGATATGTACAAAGAACTGTTCATAAGTGGTGGATATTCTTCGGACTATTTACACCTTGGAGAACTTTAATAATCTACTTTAGTAGAGCCTTTAAATTTTAAAAAACAGATAAAGATGGCAGAAGTGAAAAGAGAATACAGCTCAATCCTCGTTGGTAAGTGCAACGATGCAAAGCTTAACGATGATGGCACTCCGTGGCTCATTCCTTTTGGAATTCCACAAGAGCAACTCAAAGAGATGTTGACAATGGTTAACGACCGTGGGTGGCTGAATGGTGGGTTGCGCAAGACCAAGGCTGGTGCCTGGGTGGTGCAAATCAACAAGCCCAACCCCGTTGAAGAGGGAGCAAAACAAACTGCTGACGATCTTCCATTTTAAGGGAGGTATGCTCTGACACCTCGGAAAGACGAGGGTTCATTTGTTGCAAGGGGAGGGGGCTTTACGCCCCCTTTCTTTTACACTAAAGTTATGGCAAGAAAAAAAGTTGAATGGTTCTTCAGTAGAACCGCTTGGTATCCTTATAGTTGGCACGGCTTCTGGCACGAACACAAAGAAATTATGCCAACAGCTAGCGGAACAAGGCTAATTATTATTAACTTCGGGTGGAGAGACTACGGATTCTTCTACTTCAAAGAAGAGTTTCCACTTAAAAAAGAAAGCAAAGATGAATTTCAAACCACTGATTGAAGCGCAGTACAAGTCTATGTGCGATAAACAAATCGCCAAGAACGAGGACTACGGAAACTCAGCATTCGAAGACATCGAGGTGATGGGGAGGAAGATACCAGCTATTGATGCCTGTCTGTCCCGCATGAGCGATAAGCTGAAGAGACTACAGAGCAAAGATCTGATGGTTGATGAGACACTAGACGATACACTCATTGACCTTGTCGGATACATAGTAATATACAGTATCCTTAAAAACAAAGAGCAATGAAAGAGGAAGACGAGAAAAGATTATTAAATGAACATGAGAAAGCTATGGCTGAAGCGTTGGCTTTGGTTTTACTTGCATTCTCCCTTGGAGTTGCCGTATTAGTATTCATTGCTTGGGTGGTTAATTTCTGGAGGTGATGAGAGTCAGTATAGCTGCAAGCTTATTTGATAGTAAGATACATGAGATAGGGGTTGACAAAGCCCTAGAGCGCATCAAGAACGGAAACTCTAAGGATAGAGTGGAAGAGGTGAGAAGCGGTAAGAAAGATGCTAAGAAGCAATTGCCAGTTGTACTGTTCTCTGGAATGTTTGAGCAGAGAAAAGACTCTAGCCTCAAGAAACATTCTGGTTTTATTGTGTTGGACTTCGACAATCTAACGGATGTAGAATATGCCAAGACAAAGCTAGCAACAGATGAACACAGCTACGCCACATGGATCAGTCCTTCCGGTAATGGAGTGAAGGTGTTGGTGAGGGTGACAAACCCTGAGCATCACGAGAGTCACTTCAGAGCCTTGGAGAAGTACTATGACAAGGCGTATGGATTGGAGATTGACTCCACGGGAAAGAACACCTCACGGGCTTGCTACGAGTCCTATGACCCAAGCATTGTAATCAATAAGGATTGCAAGAAGTTTGGGGCTATGCTCTCCGAGAAGAGCAACAATCAATCTGTCGTAACCCTTGGGGAGATGACAGACTACATGAAGCTCAACATCGCTGCCACTATGGTGAGGGAAGCGAAGGATGGGGAGAGACATGACAAGCTTCTCCGTGCCTCCAGGCTTTGCGGTGGATACATCTCTGCGGGTAGGATGGAGCGTGAAGTGGTGGAGTCTGTACTCCTCAGAGAGTTTTCTAGGAGAGACTACGACACCGAATACAACCCATCTCTCACAATCAAAGATGGCATAAACGAGGGGATGAGCTTCCCGTTGACAGAAACCATTGCTGACGAGAAGAAGATAAGGAGGGAGCAGATGGTGGAGAATGGGGACTTGTCCTTCATCTCTTCAGACGAGGATGACTTGCAATGGATGGCTGACTTTGCTGCCGGAAGGATACAAGTGGGACTAACTACGGGGAGCGATGAGATGGATAAGCACTTCGTTTACAAGCGTGACTTCACAATCATCAACGGCATATCCAATGTAGGTAAGACATCGTTCGCCCTCTACATGATTGTAAACTCCGCTGTTCGACACGGATGGAGATGGCTGATATACTCTGCCGAGAACAAGACAGCCTCCATCAAGATGAAGCTTCTTCAGTTTGCCCTGGGTAGATCTATCAACAAGATGACTGCCGGAGAAATGCGAGAGGGGATGAAGTGGATAGGAAAGCACTTCATTGTCATCACCAACAAAGAGGTGGTGTCATATACAGACTTGCTAGTCTACTCCGAGAGGCTTATGGCAAACAACATGAACTTCGATGGTTTCTTCATCGACCCCTACAATGCCCTCAAGATTGAGATGGCTCATGGCAGTAGCCTTTCCACACACGAATATCACTATGAGAGTGCATCAGAGATGTTGACGTTCAGCAACGGTAATGATAAGGCTCTATGGCTCAATGTACACGCCTTTACGGAGGCTCAGAGGCGTATGGGTGATGATGGGTATGTTGTAGCACCACAAGCTCCAGATACTGAAGGAGGAGGCAAGTTTGTGAACAGAGCAGATAACTTCCTCACATTCCACCGCAAGGTGAACCATGACGAGCCGAACATGAAGCGGACGATGGAGTTCCATGTGCGTAAGATACGGGAGACAGAGACCGGAGGTGAGCCAACAAGCGATTTGCATCCACTCATGTGGAGGATGACACTAGATGGAACGAGGTTTATCGATACATTTGGGTCTCCTTTGTTCGAGCCTCTCGACATAAAGGAGGAACAATCTGAAATGTGGGAAGAAGGGTAGAGAGAACACGCAATATGGGTACTTGGACAGAAGCTATGCTGATGTCTAGGATACGCTCTGCCCTAAGGCGAATATGGAGTTACTACAAGCCTCGTGTGGAAGCCAAGAACAGAGTTAAGAAAACTGTTCGTGGGAAGAGGCATAAGTTTGAGTATAAGTGTTCCGCTTGCAAGAAGTATTTCAAGAGTAAAGAAGTGGAGGTGAATCACAAGATTCCCGCTGGCTCTCTAAAGTCTTTCACTGATCTGCCTGGCTTTTGCGATAGGCTTTTCTGTGAAGACCCCGATGGTTACTCTGTTATGTGTAAACCATGTCACAGAGAGGAAACAAATCGTCAGAAAATGTTGACAAAAAAATAACCTACAAGTTATGTAGGCTATATAGATTTTGTATTTTTATACAAAATTTAATTCAATGTCAACTAAAACTCAATTAGGAGCAGCGTACAGCGAGGGGTGCTGTCGTATGCACGATGTAATTACATCTCTCTACGAAAACCTTTTTGACCGCACGGGTGATGTTAGGTTGAAGCAAGAGGAAGTTGAAAAGGAACTGAGTAGATGTCTTACAAAAATCAGATATGAAGCTGACTTCATCCGAGAGTCCCTAAAGGACTTCAACGGTGAGTAGGGATGTAACCCTCGTCCACTTAAAGATAAAGGAGGAAAGGCAACCTGACGGCTCTATGCAGCAGTCTATTGGTGGTGTTGACTACCACAGACTGTACGTCCCCTACAAAAGGATGATAGAGCAAGGAGAGAGGGTGCAGTTCTTCGGGTGGGAGAAGGACGAGGATGGAAACTCCCTTGGGTACGAGATGCTGAAGCAGTTTGACCTCAGCAACGTAAAGAGCCTTGTTATAGGTAGGTTTGCACAGCTCACCAACCATAAGAGATTTAAGGAGTGGCTCACAGAGAGGGGCGTTAGACTCATAGTGGATAACGATGACTTCTGGGAGCTTGAGAACGACAACCCCGCCCAAGAATATTACAAGAAAGTCGCTGCTCCCAATATCATGGCTTGCATAGAGATAGCCGATGTGGTGACAACGCCCTCTGAATATCTCCGAGACAAGATGAGCAAGCTACGCACTAACGCTGAGTTTGTTGTTGTACACAACGCTGTCAACCCAGAGCATGAGAACTGGAACTGGAATGAGGGAGATAAAGACTTCAGCGAGGCGAGGTTTGGGTATGTCGGTGCGCTCGGTCACAAGAAAGATCTGAAAACTATGGGCGTGGATTGGACTCCCTACAACCTTAGTGTGGTGGACTTGGGAGGGTATCCTGAGATACTGAAGGCAAAATCCACAATGCCCGTGGAAAACATCTTCGAGTATGGGGTGCAGTACAAAAACTTTAACGTATCATTATGTCCCGTGAAGAGTAACATATTCACACGATGCAAAAGCCCATTGAAGGTGGCGGAAGCTGTCTACACAGACACGGCTGTCATTGCTACGGACGCCACTCCCTATAGAGAGTTCATCGAAGATGGCAAGACAGGATTGTTATGCAGACACCATCTAGACTGGCGGAAGAAGGTGAAGATGCTGCACGACAACCCCTCTATGATAGAGGACTTGGTTGAGGCATCAAAGGACAAGTGGAAGGAGTTCTTCCATATCGACACGCAAAACGAAATCAGAAAGCAAGTGCTATGAATAGTTTTGAAGAGATATTCAAAGAGTCTGACAAGGTGCATCACCACGCCTACCATCTATTCTATGATGATGAGCTGAAGCACATGAGGGACGATGAGTTCAATATGCTGGAGATAGGATATGGAAACGGTGAGTCCTTTCCTGCTTGGCTTGAATACTTCCCGAAGGCAAATGTAGACTGCATAGACATCTCACCAGAGAACGTGCAGAAGGTGGATAGGGGCGAGGTGTTTTGTGTAGACCAGTCAGACGAAAGCAAGCTCAAGAAGTTTGCAAGGAATAAAAAGTACAGATTCATTATTGACGATGGGAGTCACATCCCACACCATCAGGTGATGTCATTCTACGCCCTGTTCCCAAAGCTGGAGTACGGTGGTGTATACATCATCGAGGACATAGAGACATCGTTCTGGCATCCAGAAGCTACGCTGTATGGATACAAGATAAGCCCATTCAATCTGTTCTCCTCAGAGTTCATGTCTGATTTGATGAAGCTCACCAATCACATGACCCTCAAGCATATTGAGAACAGGAAAACACCTGTCTCTTCCTTCCGTGTATGTGGCAACACCATCATCATAAGGAAGCAAACGAAAGAGGAACAGAAATACTTTAACAAAAGAAAATATCCACATGAACATTTACTTCTGCGATAAGGCTGAGATAAGCTACATCAAGATTGTCCGAAAGAAACCTCAGAAGATGAGGAAGATAACATGGGTGATGTTTGTCGGTGAGGACGATTCCGAAGAGTCAGCTATGGAACACTTTAGGAGAGACCCTAAACGATTGATGAGATTCACTGGTGAGAAGAAGATGGAGGACATCCAAAACCCCTCTGTCAAGCTCAAGCACAAGTGCAAAGACTTAGGCGAGGCTCATGGAATTTAACTCCGATTTCAGATTCGATTTAAAGCTCGGTCAGGTGGGTGAACACGCCCTCGCCAAGATGATAAGCGATGAAAAATTGGAAGTGAAGTTTGATTGGGGTACACACAGGACAGGTAACTTCTACATAGAGTACGAGTCGAGGGGTAAGGTGAGTGGTATAGCTAAGAGTGAGGCTAAGTACTGGTGTCTGATAGCAGCCTCCCCAACGGCAGATAGAAAGCGTGTAGCAGAGGGCGACTTCAGAGGAAGTGATGCCCTCTTCTCAATTATAATCAACAAGGATAGACTCAAGGAGATATGTGAGTGTAAAGCTCACAGGAAGGATGTGAAGGGCGGTGACGCTAACACATCCCTTGGCTATTTAATCAAAGCTGTGGATTTGCTGTTAAGTTTATAACAGCTATCTTTGCAGTCCTTTTTTTTCTAATTTCTAAAACATAAACCAATGAGAAGAGACTTCTCCAGCCACCCCGTCCCGTGGGGTGAGGTAGGATACCCTACGTTCAAACGTACCTATGCCCGTAAGAAAGGCAACGCAACAGAGGAATGGCATGACACCGTAGAGCGTGTCGTAGAAGCCTGTAACAAACAGCTCGGATGTGGCTTCACAGAGATGGAGCAAGAGAATGTCCGTGCCATGATGATGAACCTGAAGGGTACTGTGGCTGGACGTTTTCTCTGGCAGCTCGGAACTAAAACCGTAGACAAGCTCGGACTGCCCTCACTACAGAACTGTGCTTTCACTGTGGTAGACCACCCGATTCGTCCGTTCACATGGGCGTTCGAGATGCTGATGCTCGGTTCTGGTGTAGGCTATAACATTCAACGTGAAAACGTATACCAGCTCCCCAAGGTGAGGCGCAAGGTGAAGGTGGAACGCAAGGATGTAAACGATGCAGACTTCATCGTCCCCGACTCAAGAGAGGGCTGGGTGGAACTACTCAAGAGAGTGTTGGAGGCTTCCTTCGTTACAGGAGAGGGCTTCTCTTTCGCTACACATCTGATTCGTCCTGCTGGCTCTCCCATAAAAGGATTTGGAGGCACGGCATCAGGCTCTGAGGACTTGGTGTGGGGGATGCTTGAAATCAACAAGATTCTCAACTCTCGTTCTGGCAAGAGGCTGTCTTCTGTAGACTGTCTTGACATTATGAATATCATCGGCAAGATTGTAGTTGCTGGCAACGTCAGGCGTTCAGCTCAGATTGCCTTAGGTGATATGGATGACATCGAGTACCTGCAAGCTAAGAGATGGGACTTGGGCGGTATTCCAAACTGGAGGGCTATGTCCAACAACTCGGTGGTGTGTGATGATGTCACAAAACTTCCAGAGGAGTTCTGGGAGGGCTACAAGGGCAATGGAGAGCCTTACGGACTCATCAACCTTGAGTCTTCACGCAAGATGGGGAGGACATTTGA